AGCTCGCGTTTAATTGCGCGCTCTGAAGGGCCAGCGCCCCCAGATGGCCGGGTAGCTCAGTCGGTAGAGCAGGGGATTGAAAATCCCCGTGTCGGCGGTTCGATTCCGTCCCCGGCCACCACTATTCAGCGCCCAACCGTTCTCGGTTGGGCGTTTTCGTTTGCGGAATCCGCGCACCACGCGGGACTCCCGCCCGTTCTGCGTGTGCCACCCGCCGGTCGCCCGACCGCCACCACGCGCCCAGTTCGCCCCTGTTCCGCCCTATCTTCTCTCGAAACCTGCGCCAACTTCTTCGCCGTGGCACACGCAGACGGCGTTTTCCGTCAATGGTTTGTGCGTGTGCCGATGGGAATGGTTGGCTCGCGGGTTTGCTGTTCCAGATTGCCCGTGCAAACCCGCGAGACCAGCCCCAACGTCAGCCCTTGGGCGGGAACGGGTCATGACCGTAGCTGTTGCGCTCACGGATCTGGCCGTCACGACCTTGGATGAACATCTCGCTCTGTTGGTTGATGGCGATGTCCCGCGCACGGTCAATCGCCTGTTGCTGCGTGTCATGGATGGAGGTGAGACGGTCGTTGCCTTCTCCCCGCACACCCCACTGATCGCCGCCGTTGACGGGAACGACCCATTGGTTCTTTCCGCTCATTTCAAATGCTCCAAAAATTGAAAAGGTCAGGCTCTTGAAGTCGCGCGAGCCTCGGCGCGTCGGGTGGTGACTCACGTCATGACGACCTCCTTTCCCGCTGCCGCGCACGGCATCGCATACAGCCCCGCGCGCTGCTGCGTGACCACGAGCGCGCCGTAGGCGGCGTGCTGCGCCTCTGGCCCCGGCTTGCCCTTGTCCTTCGTCTTGACCTTGAACAGGTCGCTCGGCTTGGCGCTGTCCAGCCTCGCGCGCTGCATGATCCGATCCGCCGTCGTGGCCTCGCCCTTGAACGACCAAAGTGCGCCGAACACCTTCGACTGACCATCGGTGAACTGGATCGGCGTGGCCTGAACATCCGGCAGCGTGGCCCACTTGAAGTCCGCTGAGAACGGCCCGTTCACCGGCGTGGCCGGATCGACGACTGCTGGCGTCACGGGCGACGGCGCGGCGATGAACGTGATCCCGCCACCGTAGAACGCGAAGCGCTCCTCCAACGCCAACCACTCGACGCCCGCGCCGAAGGGCGAGCCGCGCGTCGTACTCGGCCTCGGCGTGATCACCCGGACGTCGCCGCCCGCCACGCGCACCCGATCCAGCAACGCAGGTTCGTGCAGCACCCGCGTGAGATCGCGCACCAGCAGCACCGGCGACCGCCGGGCATCGCCCAGCCGCCACGCTCCGTCGCCGAGGTCATCGATGCCGTCGCGGCTTTCGATGCCGAGCGCGAGGCGCATCTTCTGGCGCAGCCAGTCCTCGTCCAAGGCCAGTGCCGCACCATCGGCGGCTTCGATGGCCACCGGCCCGCAGTCAGGGCAACGGCACATCCGTCCGCCGCGTCCATCACCCAGCACTTGCGCCCGATGCTGCTGGCAGTGCGGACAGAGCACGAAGGACTGATCCATCATCGTCGGCTTGACCGCCTTGCCGAGGACGGACAGCGTCGCCGCCTCGCGCGGCGACAGCGTGGCGCGCAGCACGGGCGTGCCGCCCGCGAACAGGCGGCAAATCAAGGTCCAAGCGTCGTGCGTCGCCACCGGTCAGTCCTCGATCACCGGTGTCGAGCCGACCGCGTCCGTTTCCGGCGGCATTTCGTGTGCGCTCAGGGTCTGGCCCTTCTGCAAGATGCCGACCGCGACCAGATAGCCTTCCAGTTGCGCCTGCATCTTGGCGTCGAACTTGTGCAGGTTGAGCCGTCCCTTGCTGGTCACCTCGATGGTCACCACCTTCGCGCGTGTGCGGCCCGGCTCCGGCGGGTAGTAGAGGTTGACCTGCGCCGCCGTCACCGTCCAGTTGCCTTCCAGCGGGCCGTTCAACTTCTCCTTCAGCAGTTCATGCACGGAGCGTTGTTGGCTGGACTGCATCGCGGTGCATTCGAGTTTCAGCGCACCGTCCGGACTGAGGAAGGTCAGCGCCTTCAACTGCACCATCGAGAAGCCGTCCTCGAACGCCTCCGGCACGTCGAAGCCGGTGCGCAGCATCGACAAGTCCAGCGTCGGCGACTTGATGCGGCTCGCGCTCGCCTTGACGCCCAGCACATGCTCGGCGAAGGCCTCGACCAGCATCTGCTGGTACTTCTGGCCGCCGCGCACCAGCGTGCGGACGACACCCGTGGTCTTGGCGTACTCCAGCACCATGTGGATGTTGGGATTGCCGACGCGGCGCTTGAGGGTCGGCCCCTCGAACTCCAGCCGCAGCATCGCCATGTCCTTGACGTGGACGGTCAGCAGGAACACGCCGGGACTGCGCTCGACCAGATGCGCCACGCTGCTGTCGCCGCACTGCATCTCGCGCTTGTAGAAGGCCGAGATCGCGTTGCGCAAACCGGCCAAGTTCGTATCCGAGCCATTCGGCTGGCGTTTCAGGCCCAGGTCGTATTGCTGGGTCTGCGGCCCGTGGTGCTCCCAAAAGCTGAAGTCGTAGGCACGCTCGAACAGCGTCGGGTGGGTGACGTAGAGCCAGAACGAGCGGTGGACGTCGCTGCGGCACAGCGTCAGGCCCGCCAGCGCGGCGGCATCGGAAACCACGGCCTCGAACATCGCCTGCTTGCCCGCCGGGTCGCCCAACTGGACGCTGGCCATGAGGTTGGCGGTCATCTGGTCGCGGGCGGCGGTGTCCGGCCAGACCTTGACCGCCTCCACCAAGAACTGGCTGGTCTCCGGCGTGTCGTCCCACGCGAACCCGCCCGGCACGGGCAGGCCATGTTGGGTCAGGAAGTCGCGCAGCGTGGCATCCACCGGCAGCTCGAGCATCACGTCGACAAAGGTCTTCTTCATCTTGTTCGTCCTTTCTGGATCGGCGTCGGAGGTCTGAGACCGGGATCGGGCTGCACGGGCCAGCGACAGGGTTACTGAACACGTATCCCATGAAAGTAAAGCTATGAGATACAAGCGCGATTCTGTCCCTCGGATTTCCGCTTGTCAATCAACGTGGCACATGTGGTGCTTTGTGGTATCTTGTCGCTATACTTTCTGGTTTGTTGAAAACACCCCCACTGACAGGAGCAATTGATGGCTTCAGCATTCGGAGCGCGCCTGCGCCGGTTGCGCGAGGCGAAGAAGTTGACCTTGCAGCAGGTCGCCGACGCGGTTGGCTGCACCAAGGCGTACATCTGGGAACTGGAGATGAAGGACGGGCAGCGCCCCACCGCCGAGCGGATTCAGAAGATCGCTCAGGTGCTTGGCGTGACGATGGAGGACGTGATGGGCGCGCCCATGCAGGAAGCACCGGATGCCAGCCCGGAGGACGTGGCCTTCTTTCGCGAATACGCCGGAATGACCGACGAGGAAAAGGATCGCTACCGGCAGGCGCTCAAGATCATGTTCCCTGACAAGGGCGACGGCGGGGACTGACGATTGAGCACGCCGCAAGCTCTCACCGGCTCCATCGCCGCCAGTACCGTCCTGAAATGGCTGCGGGCGTATCACCATGAGAGTGGCATGCCCGATGCCGTCGATCTGGAAGTCCTACGCCAGATGCTGCCGACCACGCCTTACGGCAAGGATGTGCGGGAGATCAAGGCGCCGATGGTGCTCGACATCGACAGCTGCGAAGGCATGTTGGTGCGCAACCCGAAGGACACCGCCGAGTGGGGCATCTTCTACAACGGCAAGGCCAGTCCCGAGCGCCGACGCTTCACTATTGCCCATGAGCTTGGCCACTTCGTCCTGCATCGCGGTCAGAGGCAGAGCTTCAACTGCGACAAGGAAAGCGTCTATTCCGGCATCGACACCATCCGCGTCATCGAGCGCGAGGCCGACGACTTCGCCAGCAACCTGCTGATGCCCGGTGATCTGCTGCGCGAGTGGATCTCGAACCAGCGCATCGACCTGCACGTCCTCAGCGCCATCGCCAAGCGATTCAAGGTTTCGTTCGAGGCGCTGTGCATCCGCTTCATCAAATTCACCCCGCAGCGCGCGATCCTCGTCTATTGGGACAACGGCTACGTGAAGTACGAATGGCGCAGCAGCACCGCCGTCAAGACGCGTGCACGTATCCGTCGCAACGATGATCCAGCGGAACCGCCGCCGGGCACGCTGGCCGCTGACGCCACCGTCGCACAGGAGTGGGACGGGACGGAGATGTCCGCCGCGATCTGGTGTCCGGAAGAGGCGCAGCACATGAGGCTGCGCGAGTTCAAGCACAGCTACACCACGCGGGATCGCGTCCTCACGCTGCTCCTGCTCGAAAGCGCCGAGCCGCGCTCGTGGGATCGGTCGTGGCAGGACGAGGAGAGCTTCGACAGCTTCGATCAGTTCGTGTCGAACGGCCAGTTGCCGGATCGGCGATAGATTTGAACGCCCCAGGAAAAAGAACATGGCCCGCATAGAAAACCACAAATACAGCATCGTGGAAGCCTTCCAAGAGTGCTTCTACATCGTCCCGGACTACCAGCGCGAATACGTCTGGACCGACAAGGAAGTGCATCAGCTGCTGGAGGACATCGGCGAGCAGATCGATGCGGGCACCACGCGGGAATACTTCATTGGCACCGTGTTGGTGTCGCCAACCGATCAGAAGAGCCACTACGAGGTCATCGACGGCCAGCAGCGCCTGACCACTTTCTTCCTGCTGCTGTGCGCGCTGAAGCATCTGTTCCAGGGCGAGCCGCAGCGGCAGATGCTTTCCGGGCTCATTTCGACCAGCTACGTGGATAGCAACGGCGAAGTGCGCACCAACCTGAAGCTGGAGCCGCGCTACGAGAGCGCGGGCGAGGTAATGGCCAAGCTGGTGGAGCTAGACGCCGAACCGCAGGCCGTGCGCGCTGGCATTCAGGCAGCGGGAATCGCCAGCTTCGGCTCATTGGAGAACCTGGTCAACTCCTACAGCACGCTGTACCGCTACCTGAAGGACAACTACGACGACACCCCAAAGCTGAAGAAGTATTGGGGTTACTTGGCCAACAACGTGGTGTTCATTCAGATCTCCACCGACGTCAGCAGCGCGCTGAAGATTTTCGAGACCATCAACGAGCGCGGCGTGGGCCTGAACCCGATGGACTTGCTCAAGAACCTGCTGTTCACGCAGGTCAAGCAAGCGCAGTTCACCCAGCTCAAAGATGAGTGGAAGAAGATCACCAAGCCGCTGGAGAAGGAGAAGGAAAAGCCGCTGCGTTTCCTGCGCTACTTCCTGATGGCCAACTACGTCATCAAGAACGAGCGCGGCGATGCGGTGGTGCGCGAAGACGAGATCTACGACTGGTTCATCGCCAAGGACAACGCTGCGCTGTGCGATTACGCGGGCAAGCCCTTCGAGTTCGTCCGCAAGGTCATCCGCAACGTCGAGCACTACCTCGCCTTCGCCAATGGAATGGGCAACGATGGCAAACCGAGCCTGGCGATGGACAGCCTCAAACGGCTGGCCGGTGGTGCGTTCAGCTTGCACTACGTCCTGTTGCTGGCGGCGGCGAATTTCCCCAAGCCGCTGTTCGATCACTTCGTGGCGCAACTGGAGAGCTTCCTCTTCTACTACATCTTCACCAAGACGCCGACCAAGGATCTGGAACGCAGCTTCTCTCAATGGGCCGACGAGCTGCGCGCGATTGCTGACGCCAGCGATCCGGTGAAGCAGAAGGTGCAGCTCAACGCCTTCGTCGCCGACCGCTTCGAGAAGAACATGGCTGGCAAGTCGCAGGAGCTGGCCGACGCCCTCAAGCGTTTCACGCTGTACTCGATGCAGCAGTACCGCACGCGCTACCTGCTGGCGCGGCTGACGCAGCACGTCGAGATGGCGTTCAGCGGCCTGAAGACCCCGGGCAGTCTGGAGCCCTTCACCAAACTGGAAATCGAGCACATCCTGCCCGACAACCCGAAGGCAGAACTGCGCGCCACGTGGGCGGCAGAGAACCCGAATGCCGTTTACGACGACTACAAGAATCGCCTCGGCAATCTGACCTTGCTGGAAAAGCCGATCAACATCGTCGCGGGCAACGACTTCTACACGGCCAAGCAGGTCGAGTATGGCAAGAGCGGCAACTACCTGACCCGCAGTCTGGAGGCGCTGACCGACGTCGGACAGAACACATCCATTTCCCGGATCAACGCCAAGCTGGCTGCATTTCCTGCGTGGAATGCTGCATCCATCGAGAAGCGCCACGGACTGCTGATCACTTTGGCGCAGGATGTCTGGAAGACGTCGCCCATCGGCGTCTGATCGGCAATCGCTACCGATTCATCCATGACGACATTGCCCGCCGATGATGCGCTGACGATGCAGCAACGTGAGGTTCAGCGATTGCTGGGCCGCTGCTTGCTGCGTCTGCAGCAGTACGAAAAGTTGATGAAGGCCATCGTGGCCCACCACGAAATCTCGGCTGCCGGATCACCGCTGGCGTCGGATCAGGAGCAGCGCATCGCGGATGCCGCCAGCAAAACGCTGGGCACCTTGGTTGGCACACTCCTCGGTTCGTATGTCACCACCGACGAGGTGAAAGCTGCTTCCGAGTCTGATGCACGCGACGACATCATCTCGTTCAAGGTAAAGATGAATCTGCGCATGTCGGTTGAGGATTACGACAGGACGCAGAACGAGCTGAAGGAACTGGTGCTGCTACGGAACAACCTGGTACATCATTTCATCGACCAGCACGACCTTTGGAGCCTGGACGGATGCCGTGGCGCGCATGACACCCTGACGGCCGCCTATGTCCGCATCGATCAGCACTTCGAGCAACTGCGGGGCTGGGCCGAACACATGGATCAGGCCCGGCGGTTGGCTGCAGAATTCGCCCAGTCCGATACCTTTCATGATCTGGTCATCCACGGCATCGCACCGGATGGTTCGGTGGATTGGCCTGCTGCAGGGATCGTGCGCGCGCTGCGGGAGGCCGCCGCCGAATTGGCCGTCGAGGGCTGGACGCCGGTTGCCTCGGCGGGACGCTGGATCGTAGAGCGGCTCCCTGAACATGTGCCAGCCAAATACGGCTGCAGCAGTTGGCGGCAGGTCGTGCACGAATCTCGCCTGTTCGAGCTTCGATATCGTGATGTGGGCGGCCAGCGTGCGGCTTGGTATCGAGCCAAGCAGACATAACGCCAGCCCCGCGCATTCCCGCCAAATCGCGTTACGCGAAGTGCCTTCGGTTCATAGCATGAGCAGCGTTTTCCATCGAAACGCCTGCCATGTCCGAACTCGAACCCATCTCCATTTCCCCGCCGTCTGACCGGCCTCGGCACCCACAGCAGGAAATCGCAGACCTGCTGTCCGCTGCACTGCTGCGCCTGCGCACGCGTCCGGCCAGCCACACCCTCGAAAACAGCGAGCGCGTTCGCCTTGGCTTCTGCGGCCAGCAGCGCGTGAATGCGAACCCCGATCACCACCACGGAGTTCGCCCATGACGGCACACGCACCACCACCCACCACCACGGTCGCCGCCCAGGTCGCCGGAATCCCCCATCTGTCGATGGGCGATCTCTGGGCACTGTGGGACGAGCATTTCGATGAACGGCCCGGCCACCATCATCGCGGCTGGCTGGAGAGCCGACTGGCTTACAAGATTCAGGAACGCGCCTTCGGCGGTCTGAAACCCTCTCTGCGCAAGAAGCTCGAAGAGGTCGGCGAAACCGGCATCCTGCCCAAGTCGCTGCGAAGCGACGCCCAACGCCTGCTGCCCGGCACCATCCTCACGCGCATCTACGACGATGTCGAGCATCGCGTGCTGGTGCGCGGCACGGGTGATTTCGAGTATCAGGGGCAACGCTTCAAGAGCCTGTCCGCGATTGCGGGCCGCATCACCGGTAGCCACTGGTCTGGCCCGGTGTTCTTCGGCCTGAAAACGCCTGCCACGAAGAAGGTGACGGCATGAGTTCCCCGCGTGCTCATTCCCTGCCGACGGTCACGCCGAAGAAGCGTTGCGCCGTCTACACCCGCAAATCCACCGACGAGGGGCTGGATCAGGAATACAACAGCCTCGAAGCCCAGCGCGACGCGGGCCTCGCCTTCATCGCCAGCCAGCGGCACGAGGGCTGGATCGCCGTCGGCGACGGCTACGACGACGGCGGCTACTCCGGCGGCAACATGGAGCGCCCGGCGCTGCGCCGCCTGATGGTCGACATCGAGGCCGGGAAGATCGACACCGTGGTCGTCTACAAGATCGACCGCCTCACGCGAAGCCTGCCGGACTTCGCCAAGCTGGTCGAGGTGTTCGACCGCAACGGCGTGTCCTTCGTCTCCGTCACGCAGCAGTTCAACACCACCACGTCGATGGGGCGGCTGACGCTCAACATCCTGCTGTCCTTCGCGCAGTTCGAGCGTGAGGTCACGGGCGAGCGCATCCGCGACAAGATCGCGGCGAGCAAGGCCAAAGGCATGTGGATGGGCGGCGTTCCGCCCTTGGGCTACGACGTGGTCGAGCGCAAGCTCATCGTCAACGAACGCGAGGCGGCGCTGGTGCGCGACATCTTCCGGCGCTACGGCGAGCATGGCTCGGCGGCGCGGCTGGTGCGCGAACTGGACATCGAAGGCCACACCACGAAGGCGTGGTTGACGAAGAGCGGGCGGCAACGACCGGGCCGCACCATCGACCAGCAGTACCTGTTCACGATGCTGCGCAACCGCATCTACCTCGGTGAAATCTCTAACAACGGCCAGTGGTACGAGGGCCAACACGAAGCCATCGCCACACCGGCGCTGTGGGATGCGGCGCACGCCTTCATCGAACGGCGCAAGCAGGCTCCGCGCGAGCACGCCGCCAAGCATCCGGCGCTTCTGGCGGGCCTGCTGTTCGCGCCCGATGGCCAGCGCATGCTGCACTCCTTCGTCAAGAAGAAGAACGGACGGCAGTACCGCTACTACGTTCCCTACCTGCACAAGCGCCGCAACGCGGGTGCGAGCCTGTCACCCCATACTCCGGATCGGCCGGACGTCGGTCATCTCCCCGCCGCCGAAATCGAGAATGCTGTGCTGGCACAAATCCACGCGGCGCTCTCCGCGCCACAGATCCTGATCGCGGTGTGGCGGGCCTGTCAGCAGCATCCTGCAGGTAGCAAGCTCGACGAAGCGCAGGTAGTCGTGGCCATGCAGCGCATCGGCGACGTGTGGGCGCAGTTGTTCCCCGCCGAGCAGCAACGCATCACGCGGCTGCTGATCGAACGGGTGCAACTGCATGCACAGGGGCTGGACATCGTCTGGCGCGAGGACGGCTGGATCGGATTTGGGGCCGACATCGGCGCGCACCCACTGGTCGAGGAAGCCCGCGCGCAAACCGAGGAGGCGCTGGCATGAACACCACGGCGAACCCGCGCAAGCGCACTGTCCGCATCGAGGTCAGCACCGATGCCCGCAGCTACATCAGCGGCGGTCAGCGGGTCACGCTGGTGCCGTTGACGATCAAGCACCGTCAGAACCGCAAACTGCTGATCCCGCCCGCGCCTGATGCCACTGGTGCGACGGGCGGCCTCGACGCGCCGATGATCAAGACGCTCGGCAAAGCCTTCTACTGGAAGCGGCTGATCGACGAAGGCGTCTATCCGACGACCGCAGATCTGGCGCGCGCGCTGAAAGTGGAGACAGGCTGGGCGGCCGAGGTGCTGCGCATGACCATGCTGGCCCCGGACATCGTCGAGGCGATCTTCGAGGGCCGCCAACCTCGGCATCTGAACCTGCACACGCTGCGCGGCCGCCAAGACCTGCTGCCCCGCGACTGGGGCGAGCAGCGTCGGCTGCTGGGCTTCACCGACGCCTGAACCCCGTCCCCGATTTCCGCTGACGACGGCGAGCCATGTGCTCGCCGTTTTCGTTGGCGCGGGCGGATTGGCGAACCCGTAGTTTCCGCGTGGTTCGCCATTGCGTCCCTTCAAGGTTCGCCACCCGAAATTTGGAATGACACCTGTTCCTCAACAACGCAACAGGAGCGTTCCATGCAGACATCAGCGAGCAGTATCCCCCGGTCGCCGCAGCAGGCGATCAACAGCCTTTCACCCGGCGACCGCCGGGTGCTCAACGAAAACGAACTGGCCCAGCGGTGGGGCGTCAGCCCCAAGACCCTGCAACGCTGGCGCAGCGAAGGTCGCGGCCCGCGCTACCTGAAGCTGTCCAAGCGCGTCGGCTACCCCGTGGACGCGGTCATCGAGTTCGAGCGCGATGCGCTCCACGACTCGACGTCCGAACGCGCGGCGGTTTGAGGAGCGATGCCATGAACGACATCACCCTCTTTCCCGCCGACATCGCCGCGATGTCCGTCAGCCAGTTGGCCGCGCTGCCCGCCGCGCAGAAGGCCGAGATCGACAAGAACCTCGATGAAGCTCTCGACTGGCTCAAGAAGGCGCGCACCAAGTTCGACGCGGCGCTCGACGCCGCCTACGGGGAGCAGGCCCGCACGGCGCTGCGCGATTCCGGCCGCGACTTCGGCACCGCGCACCTCGACGACGGCCCGCTGCACATCAAGTTCGAACTGCCCAAAAAGGTCAGTTGGGATCAGAAGAAGCTGGGCGACATCGCCGCCCACATCGTGGCCTCCGGCGAGAAGGTCGAGCACTTCCTCGACGTGAAGCTGGCGGTTTCCGAATCGCGCTTCACCAACTGGCCGCCGACGCTCCAGCAGGAGTTCGCCGCCGCTCGCACGGTCGAGCCGGGCAAGCCGTCTTTCACCCTTTCCCTCGATTCGGAGCACTGATCATGAGCACCAGCCTCATCGCTTTGCTGCGCAAGCAGCTGCCGTCCATCTTCGGCGAATCTCTGCCCACAGACATCCATTACCGCAACGCCGACGGCAACGTGGTCGCCGTCGCGCTCGACGCGGCCACGGTGGACGAACTGGCCTTCGCCATCCAGACCGCCAGCGCGGAAGCGTCGGCATTGAACCGCCGCCGCAACGCGCTGGAAGACCTCCACACCGAGGTGCGCAAGCGCGCCGCGCGCGGTGCCGACCGCATCGCCGACATCGCGTGGGAGGGCTGATCATGAGCGCGATCATTCCCTTCCAGTTCGAGGCGCACGCCGTGCGCGTGCAGGTCGACGGCGCGGGCCTGCCGTGGTTCAACGCCAGCGACGTCTGCGATGCGCTGGAGATGGGCAACCCGTCTCAGGCGATCAAGTCCCACGTCGATGCCGATGATCTCCAGAAATTGGAGGTCATCGACAACCTCGGCCGCACACAGCGCGCCAACCACGTCAACGAATCCGGCCTCTACGCTCTGATCCTCGGCAGCACGAAGGACGCCGCGAAACGCTTCAAGCGTTGGGTGACCGGCGAAGTGCTGCCCGCGATCCGCAAGACCGGCGCGTATGCCACCCCCGGCACGCTGGCGGCCTTGCCCGCGCCGACCCACGATCGCGTCAGCGCGATCCTGCTGATCGGCGAGGCGGTGGCGAAGGTGCCGGGCGTCAAGACCGGCATTGCGATGGCGGCGACGCTGACCTGCATCCACGAGAACACGGGCCTCGCCGTCGAAACCCTGCGCCGCACGCTGCCCGCCGCCAACGAGCCGATCTGCTCGCTCAATGCCACCCAGCTCGGCAAGCTGCTGAACCGCTCGGCCAAGGCCACGAACCAGTTGCTGTCGGCAGGCGGTTTCCAGTTTCGCAATGACCGCGACGAATGGGAACTGACCGAGGCCGGTGAAGCGTGGGCCGAGGCCATGCCGTACTCGCGCAACGGCCACAGCGGCTACCAGATTCTCTGGAATCCCGCCGTCGCCGGCGAACTGAAGGAGGTGGCGTGATGTCCCTCCCGATCATCTCCGCGCAGCAGCGCATGGCCGAGCGCAAGGGCGTGAAGCTCCTGATGCTCGGCAAGTCCGGCATCGGCAAGACCACCCGGCTCAAAGACCTCGACCCGAAGACCACGCTGTTCATCGATATCGAGGCGGGCGACCTCGCCGTGGCCGACTGGCCAGGCGACACCATCCGTCCGGCGTCGTGGCCGGAATCGCGCGACTTCTTCGTGTTCCTCGCCGGGCCGGACAAGTCCTTGCCGCCGGACGCCGCGTTCTCGCAGGCGCACTACGACCACGTCATCGAGAAGTTCGGCGGCCCGGGGCAGCTCGACCGCTACCACACCTTCTTCCTCGACTCGATCACGCAGCTCTCGCGCCAGTGCTTCGCGTGGTGCAAGACGCAACCGGGCGCGGTCAGCGACCGCACCGGCAAGCTCGACATGCGCGGCGCTTACGGCCTGCTCGGCCAGGAGATGGTCAGTGCCTTGACGCACTTGCAACACGCGCGCGGCAAGAACGTGGTGTTCGTCTGCATCCTCGACGAACGGCTCGACGACTACAACCGGAAGGTGTTCGTGCCACAGATCGAGGGCAGCAAGACCAGCCTCGAACTGCCCGGCATCGTCGACGAGGTCGTGACGCTGGCCGAGATCAAGGCCGAGGACGGCAGCGGCTTCCGCGCCTTCGTCACCCACACCCTCAATCCCTACGGCTACCCGGCCAAAGACCGCAGCGGTCGCCTCGACCTGCTCGAACCGCCGGACTTGAACGCGCTGATCGCCAAGTGCGCGGGCACGCCCGTGCCCGCCAGCGCCGCCATTCCCCAATCCCACGAATCTCAGGAGTAATCGCCATGACCACGCAGAACTGGAACGACTTCAACGACGCCGAGCAGCAGCAAGGCTTCGATCTCATCCCCAAGGGCACCATCGTCCCGGTGCGCATGACCATCAAGCCCGGTGGCCACGACGATCCGTCGCAGAACTGGACGGGCGGCTACGCCACCCAGTCCTTTGACACCGGGTCGGTCTATCTCGCCGCGGAATTCGTGGTGACTGCAGGCGACCACGCCAAACGCAAGATGTGGTCGAACATCGGCCTGTACTCGCCGAAGGGGCCAACCTGGAGCCAGATGGGACGCACCTTCATCCGCGCCGCGCTCAACAGCGCCCGCAACGTCCATCCGCAGGACAACGGCCCGCAGGCGGCGGCCGCACGCCGCATTCAAGGCTTCCACGAACTGGATGGCATCGAGTTCCTCGCCCGCGTGGATGTCGAGAAGGACGCCAAGGGCCTGGATCGCAACGTCGTGAAGCTCGCGGTAGAACCCGACCACCCAGACTACGCCAAGTTCATGGGCGTGCCGCCGAAGACCAAAACCGGCGGCGGCACCTCGGGCGCTCCGGCGCAGGCCGCG